GATGTTACGAAGATACTTGAAGTCCGTCAGGGTGGACTGCAAGGTTCCCAAGACGGTTGCCAAGCGTACCTTATCTTTAAGGCTCTCTAGGGAGTCAGTTTCACGAACAACAACCTCAGACAAGTTACAGAACTGGTAACCCCGCAAGATGATTTCTGAGCACGGGTTTGTTCCCCACATGTGCCCTGTTTCACGCCGTCCGTTACGAGCAACCTGCTTGTCCGCTGCTTCACGGTTGAACATACCACGCTCACCAGATTTGCTATCATACAAGGCAAGCCATTCGCGCATGAACGTACCCATCTCAGGCTTAGTCTTGTAAGAAACTGAGTTGTTTGCCAACGCCCGTTGTGGCTCAGATTCCCACCACATACCTGACTTGGCATGTGCCATCTGATCATCATTCAAGTTAGATAAGCTAATCAATGCTGATCTGCGGACGCCGCCTACAACTACTATCTCCCCGATCTTACACATGAGGTCGTGACATTCAATAGGGAACAAACGTCTGCCCTTTGCCTTTCTGAAGATTTCAATAGTAAAGTTAAACAGGTCTGCAAGGGGCTGTGGTCCACTCGCTCTGCCGCCCATGACCTTCAAACGAGCACCGGCCTCACGAACACCAGACATATCCCACGAAGGAATCTGTCCAGCGTAAAGCAGCGCAATCAATTCGCGCAACGCTTTTGCCCATCCCGGCTTGCTGTCGCCTACCTTGATTACAGTATCAGACATGTTAAAGTTATCTGATACTACAGGTAGTTTGTCAACGTTCTCCCTCTCTACAGAGAAACCGACGCCTGTGCCGCACATCAAGATGTACATGCACTCGTCGAATGCGCGAGGGCTGTCTACAGGAATGTAGCTACAGTTGTAGCCGCACACTGCGTCACGATCTAAGGCGTCACCAGCGGTCATCATAGCCCTCATCGAAGGCATGACCCGCAAGTTTAGGATAGCCTCTTCTAGTTCGTTCTTTAGTGAACTGTCCAGCTTATAGCCGTGCTTATCGTGCACATAAGAATCCATAAAAGAAATATATCGGGATACAGTCTCATCCCAGTTCTCCCTACGCTGCTCGTCTTCGATCCAACGTGCGTAACGTGATTTGTGAATGAATTGTTGATAGGGTGTAGGCAGCATATTGCTCATGTTTTTATTCCTTCTCTAGTCGGTTTTTAATTGTTAATAGTCGGTTTGTGTACCATTGGGCTTTGGAGATGTCTTCGTCTCCGTTTTTGTATCGCTCTCGCCATGTGTACTTGAGGACGTTACCTTTGTAGTATCCTCGTAATTCTTCTGGAGACAACGCCGCTTCGATTGCGTCAATGCACTCGATACCTGCTTGATTATAGTGTGGCGGATTATTGACAATATCTACTCCCCCATAAGCCATCTTACCGACTTGTTCCATCTCTTCCAAATACTTCATGCGTTCTTCGTGCCTCATCTGTCGTCTCCGCTGCCCTTCAACATGTCACGGTTCTTACGGTCTTCTAGCTTATCCAAGTTTGTCTGTGCAATTTCTTCTAAGCTATAGCCCAAGTCTCGTGCCAATACTGCAACGTACCATAACACATCACCCAACTCTTTTGCAATGTTATCTTTGTAAAACAGGTCAGAATTTCCGTCACGGATAATCTTCTTTACCTTGTCCGCAACCTCACCGGCTTCTCCTGTTAATCCTAACGCAGGGTATATGATAGCATATTCGTTCGGGTATATGGCAGTGGATTCTGCCCTCATTTGATATTCATCTAATCTCATTGCTTCTGTCCAAAATCTACTTTAACTACGTTGCCTTCAATTGTTTTTTTAATCTCAGGGTCTGTGATTCCTTCTTCTTCGATCCACTCTTCGCCCACAAGTCTAAACTGTATTGCTGCAACACCTCTGTCGTATATCTCTTCTGTGTGCATACGAACCATGTCGAGGACACCTTCCTGTATGACCATAGCCGAATCGAAGTCTTCATCCTCTTCGTACGTCTTACTTGTGGTGTCATACGCAGACAGAGTAAACTCGTTGTTCCCTGTAGAACGTAAGATAATGTAGTACCTGTCTGGTAAAAGAGACAAGGCTTCCATGCTCTGTTGAATGTCTTTATCGTCTGCCATTTTTTTTATACCAATCTGTAGGGATGGAGCCTTCTGCCCAGATAAATCCGTGTCGTTCACACCAAGCAGAATATGTGGTCTTGCTGCCTTTGTAAATCTTATTAGATGCTCGTAGAAAAACAAACCTGATATCTATTTTAGGATGTTGCTTCTTTACCAACAGCATCTTCACCCTGTCATCTTTTGTTAGATGCCCCTTTGCCTCTACAAAAATATCGGACTGTTCTAAGTAAAAGTCAGGCGTGTAGTTACGCGGTTCGGGTATGTACTGAAACTTTGTTTCTTCGTACTTGAACGGTACTTTATTTTCCGTCAATGTTCGAGCAATACTCAGTTCGAACTGTGATCTGTATCCTGCTGCTTTCAAAATTCTATTCCAATCGAGTGGAGCCTTTTGATTAGGTACCCTGCCAGTTTCGGGGATAGTCTTTCTAAATTGGTAAGTTCTATTGTTAGTGGGTGCATTGGAACGCATACATAAGCCCCTGCGTGTGAAAGTCTGCTGATCTTCTGTAATTCTTCTTCTACAGTTTTTATGTCTCGCGTGTCGGTTTCAGCAAGAAGCTGACCGTCCTTTCTGTAATTCTCAATGAGAGTGAGGGGCAAGCCATTCTCGTGGATACGCATCTGACAGACGCGCCGCTCACCCCCGCTCTTCTTGACAGATTCGATGTAAATGTGATGCAAGCTTTTATTCATGTGCATCAAGTCTACTTCGTAGTTCTTTACGAACAAGTATGGCATCACAGTTCCTTTTTCTTTAGAGTTGAGTACCAGACCTGTGGTGGTGACTTCGCTCGTGATGTAACTCTACTATGTAGAATGGCGTTAGGCCAACAGTGATGCCTATATCCGCAAAGATTACATTCACGAGGCAGTAGCTTGTTTCCTGTCGAAACCAACTCGCCTTTGTTTTTGTATGTCTCTGGGACTGGCTTGTACGGCTTGAACGGCTTAACGTCAGGATTGTCTAGAAACTTGATTCGATCTGCGGCATCTTTTAAGTAGTGCTCTTTATCTTCCTGCGACCAGTCAGGAACATCTACGACAGCAACCATTCCGCTAGATTTGTTGACAACAATCCATCCACCAAACGGCAAACCTACCGCCTCACTGTACAGAAAGCCCTGCATGAGATAGCCAAAAGGATCGTCCTCTTTTAACTTATCGTATCCGCCCATGCCAGTAAACTTGTAATTAAAAGCCCAGTCACTTGCAGACTTGATATCCCAGACCTTATCTTGACCAGTCTCGTCTCGCAGAATAACGTCGAGTGTTCCTTTTATTTTCTTACCGGCAATCTCTAGTTCGACCTGTCGCTGATAGTCTACAATCTCAACGCCAGCTTCTTGCATAATTGTTATTAAAATAGATTCAGTTAAATCTCCAAACATAAAACGGAACAGAGTATTATATTCCATGTCCTCTTTGATGCCCTGCTTATCTAAGACTTGCTGGCAAAGGGGACGACCCAATCCTGACATGCGGATGCGATAACCACCCCTGCTATCTGGACTGAGTTGCTTTATAATAGAATCTGAACAGTCTTTTTTAAATGTTTCAATAGTCTCAGGGGAGACAGAAACTTCCCCCCTGAGAGCCTTAGACATGTAGTCCTGTATTTTAAGCAGCGTTAGCATTATCGAAATCCGCTGCTAGATCGGTATCATCTTCGTTTTCGATAAGCTTCTTTGCCTCGCGATGCTGGTTCATAACTGTCTCGTTATGACCTTTCACAGTGTCAACAAACTTAGCTGCCAACTCTTTATCATCCGCACTGATGTCCGAAATCGTTCCCTTCAAGGTAGGATTTGGTGTCCAGTAGGTGACGCTACCTTTTTTGTGGCGGCTTGTGCCCAACAAGATTTCGCATTTTTGCATAACCTTGTTCTGCTTGCTCAAGTTGTTGATGAAATCATTCATTGGAATGAAGCCCGAACGCTTGAAGTAAGCAACGACTGGCTCATTTTCTAGAACAACTTCGTTACCGTCTGCATCGTGGAACGTACCAGAAACCTTAGAGTAAAGAATCTGATTACAGCTTGCTGCACGAGAGTTGAGGTAAGCTACATCGTCTTTAGCCAGACGATCTTCTTCGTCACGAGTTAAACGACCGCACTTGTTGCCGCCAACTGTGTCGGGGAACATTCCTGACAACGCAGTCTTCTGTACCGACTTAGAGGAAAACGTGTTGTTCTCTTGATCCCACACGCTGTATTCAAATGTGCGAAGGATCGGACGAATCACAACTTCTTCTGCGAAGATAAAGCGACCATCCATGTACATCTTCCACGATCCGCGAGGAAGGCTCTTACCGTCCTCTGTCTCTGCATCGTAGTTGATATTAATTCTTGGCAATCCTTTTTGACCAGTCTGCTTCACATTCTGACCACTTGCTGCCATTAGTGCTTCGTCATTGTCTGCACTCATAGCGGCTACAATTGCGTCCATGTCATCCATATTCATTACTTCTGTCCCTGTATCCATGATTTTTTCATGCTCCTGTTGTTAGGGTTGTAGACTGATACTACAGGTCTACCTCTGTTAAGTCAAGCCAGTTTTTTCCTATTTTTAATTCTATTCCGACTGGCATGTCAAATTTTACATTATACCTTGAGATTGTTTCTTCAGGTAGCGACATCATAGCATCCGCCATCAGTTTGATACAAGTGTCTTTTTCACTTGGGTGTACATCGACAACAATCGAATCGTGTACAGTGTTGCAAATAACTGAAATCAGCTTTTCTTCCATGAATACTTTTTGTAGCCGGACTAGGGCAATTGGAAGAAGGTCAGCGGTTGCAAATCCCTGCACCGGATAGTTACAGATTGCAGTACGATTTGTAGCCGTACCCCACTGAGTCCATCGGGCATCTGGAAAGGCGTACTGCCTACCGCTTGGAAGTGTGATTAATCGCTTCTGAACGGCCTCTCGCTGGAGTTGTTCGTGCCAAGCAGTGACACCCTCATACTTTTCCTTAAAGGCTCTGTAGTAGCGTTGTTGGGCGTCCGTACCTGTGACACCACCGTAGAGTGGTTTGAAGGTGTGTGCCTTTGCATCCTGTCGGCTGCACCCGATAATACTGGCAGTATAGCTGTGAACATCTGTGCCCTCGTTTACGTCTATGTAGGCTTGTGCATCCTTTGCAAGAAAACCTGCTACACGAAATTCTAGCTGCGAATAATCCCCCTCAAGTATAAAGCCATTCTCGAAACGGCTCTCGACAACCTTCCGTATAGCGAAGGTATTTCCACGTGGCATATTCTGAAAGTTAGGATTGCGGCTCGAAAGGCGACCCGTTGCCGTAACACACTGCATAAATTCTGGATGTATAAAACCATTCTCATCAACATTGTTTTTCATTCCTTCTACAAAAGTTGATAGGTAAGTACGAAGGGCGTTGTAGCGCACATAGGCTACAACAAAATCATAAGCGTCACCCGACAAGTCGGTCTGTCGGTTTTCTAAGGTAACCTTGTCGGTTTTGAATCCGGCGGATGCCGTGTCCATCGGATCACGCGGAATAAGTTTGAAGCCAGCGACTTCTCCGGTAGGAACGTAAACAACCCCTGCGCCATTACACGGCTTACACACACGAATTGCTTTACCTAATGTGCCGTCTTTCTTTAAGGGGCTAACGCGACCTTCGCCACGACAGGCAGAACACTGACTGCCTCGTGTCTTCTGTACAACCTCTGTCATGTTGCGAACAGCGGCGTTAAACTCTCCGCGCTTCATGCGGGTGCGAAGCTTTGGCTTCATAGTAGTGCCACGCTTCTCGTGTCCTAAGTTAAACACACGCGACCACGTTGGCTTGTCTTTTACGCGGCGCGAATACAGAAGAATACTACGATCATCTGGACTAGACAGGTTGACTGGTGTGTCACCCATAGCCTCTCTTGCCAATT